TCTACAACCTTATTTAATATACATTCTTTGTACCGTGTTAGATCACCAGTAATTGCATTTGAAATTTCATTTGGGTCTTGTGCTTCTATAAAATATATACCATCAAAATATGATAATCCTAATTCAGCCAATGTTACTGTAATATTTTCTGTAGCAAGTGCTGTTAATTTAGAAGTAAGATTTATACTTTTTGTGTAATCTTTATAAGTAGACTTAGTCCAAAACTTTAATGATGAAATAGTAGCAGCATCATTAATTATAATATTCATAGATAATCTATCTTGTGATATCTTAAATGTTGTTATTTGCATCCTGTTTTAAATTAAAAAAAAGGGAGGAGAATCTGTGACTCAACTCCCCTTTATGTTTATATTAAACTAATATTATAGTACATCTAAAGCAGAAGGCACATTTGCAGCGCCTAAGATAGTTGCCAAATCAGCTAATACAGAATTTGTAGCAGCATTGTTTGCTAAGGTATCCTCTACTTTATCAACTAAAATAGTTAAAACTTTAGTTTGTACTTCTACAGTAGGAGACTGCCTGTCATCATAATATTTAATGTGAATTGCATTATACATACCACCAGCACTTGCATAATATGGAGTTGCAAAGTCAGCAGGATAACCTGTTTGACGATATACTTCATATTTATACCCTTTAGTAAACCACTCTAAGTTAACAGCATATTTACCAGTTCCTGTACCAGGATAGTTTTTAGTAGTTACAACAGCAGTTAGCAATCCTAAATTTTCATGTAGGAGAGAACTATTCAAGAATTGTTTTCCAGTTACATCAAATTCAATTTGACGGCCAGTAATTTTACCAGCAACTACAGTTTGATATTGTCCTGTAATAGTAAAACTATCTGCATCAACACTTTCTACTATTACTTCAAACTCACCTCTTCTAGTAAGATTAGAATTTAAAGATGCGATAATACCATCTTGTATTACTTGATCTGTAATACCTACAACACTAGCTCCAGTCACATAGTAACCAGTAATTGTTGCAAAATTCTCAGGTGATAAAGTACCACCATCATTATATATTCTTAATTCTACTGCATATGTAGTATTAGCTACTACATTACCAGTGAATCCACTTACAGTTACTACCTTCTGAACTTCAGGAGAGTAGGTTGCTAGGATTACTTTCTGTACCTTTGATGTTTTAATTACATCAGAGAATTCATAGTTCAAACCTCTGACAGCATTACCGCCAGTTTTTTGTAAAAGTTTGAAATCTACACCTGCAGCTGGAGCTCCCCCAGTGGCAGATAATACTTTAATTTCCTTATCAGAGGCAGAGGCAATAAAAGTAGCTACAGTTGTTTCAGCTGCTACAGCATTACCAATGATTAATTCCTCGACTTGGCTTGGTCCAAATACACTCATCTTTTTGTTAATTTAAATTGTTATTATTATTTTATTCATTTCTTGTATTCATTTGAGCTATATTAGGTAAGTTAGCTGGTTTATAATCTGCTAATGCAAATTCAACTGCTCTATCTAATATTTCTCTATGAACGCTTTTGCTTAATTTGCAAGTTTGTTCTGTACTAATACCATCTATACTTAATCCTTCACCACTAAATGCAGTTGTTAGATTAGTTAATACAATAGGTTCAGGATATTTAACATATCTATATTTATATTCTGTTACTGTATATGCTGGTATAAGTTCAATATTTTTACTTCCACCTGTTTGAGAGTAGTAATCCAATCTCCAGATAACCTTATCATCTGGTTTTTTAAAAGGATTATTCTTTTGTATCTCATATTCATCATGTGTTTTTGGTACTACTTTTAAATATTTACCATCTACACAAATATCAGTAGAAGAAACTTTAGCTTGTTCTTGTATTATTAAGAATACTTCATTTTCAACTCTAAAAAATTGAGAAGTAGAAGAAATTCCATTATCTGAGGTAATCTGTACGGTACTTTTAGCACCTTTAATTAATTCATTTAAATCATTTCTTCTCTTTGTACTTCCTTCAAACCCCGTTTGGTATTTATTACCTTTAGGATTAAAATAATTCTTTACAATTTCTAATTGAGCTTTAGTTAGATAAACTGACTTCTCATATAGGTCTATACCTGGTGCTGCATTAGTTGCAATACTATTGTATAAAATATCAAACTCATTGCTCAGTTCCTTAGTAGTCATAATTATTTACTATTATTAATCCTTGCTTCAATAAGATGCCTAACTTCTTGATTCTTTACATTATCTAAATACTTTACAGCATTATCAAATGATGGTATACTTCCATTTTCACATAGATCCAACCCATCAATAGTACTATACTTATTACTATTCTTAACAATTGCACCATTATCTACGCCTTTATTAATTAATGACTTTCGTATCAAACGATGGATCATCTATAATAGCTAAGAATGCTGATGGCATTGTATCTAAATATTCTTCAACTTTACCTTGTATCCAACTTAGTGTTGAATCACTAGAGAAAGGTTGATTTGTTAATAGTTTAAGAATACCAATTAATTTCTCTTTATCATCTTCAATTTTACCATAAGTTTTGAAAGCTTGTTTCTTAGTATCTAACTTAGCTTTCTTTTCTTTGAACTCTTCATCAGTTCTAGTAATAACGAATTGATAACTTTGTTTTTTATTTCTTTCATTCCAACTTGGTGCAATGTCATTTTTAAGAGATTCTAACAATCTAATTGAAATGAAATCCATAGGATCAGCCATATCAAATCTATTATTAGCATCATCTTTCCATAATGATACATAAAAAGTTGTCCAAAAATCACCATAGACAGATAGGTTAAGACCTGTTTCTGCCTCTAGATACTCTTTTTCATCTTTAGTTAATACGTTAGCAATTGTATTACTACGTGTTAACGGTGCACAAAATTTCTTTTTAGAGCCTGACAACATACCACCTGATATTACGTGATTCTCATCTACGTGTGATGCCATTCCTCTTTTTCTTTTAATAAACTTTACTACTACTATATCATTTGGTAGTGTAAAATTACTTTTACTTTTTACTTCCTTTGTTTCCATAATATGTTCTCCCTTAAATTAAACGTAAAAATAAAGGGTGTTTAATTAAGTACACCCTTTGAAACTTTTTATTACCTTATTAGATTATTCTAATATTGCAGGTTTTAATGTTGCAGTTCTAGAAGGGTCTTTCAGCATTGCACCAGTACCACACATGGCACTCATGATAGCAGAATCTTCCATATGTTGCATAATTCCACCTCTACGTCCACTAAATGGATCTCTAATACCAGCTTTATAACCACGTAGTTCATCGTCACCACGTACTTTAATTTTTTGGATATTAGGTTCTTCCATTGAACCGATATATAAGATATCATATCTATAAGACTCAGCTACACCACCATCTGGGTGAAGAATTTTGTTTCTTACTTTATCATCATACATTGGATCTACCTCTAACATTACATGAATGTTATTCGGAGCGGTCCATTCTGTGAATTGGAATCCTGCAGAATATGCATTGGAATTAAATTTAGATGATACTTTAGTGATAGCTTGTGTACCAGTATTATCAAATCCAATATTTAACCATCCAGATGCTTCAGCAGTTACTGCTCTAGAGAACTGAGCTGCACCTCTCTCACCTGTACGTAACATAAATTTACGTTCTGTGAAATCTAATTTACCTTCTACTAATTCAGATAGTAAATCTTCTAGGATACGGATAGAGAATTTATTGTAAGTAGTAGTATTACTAACTTCCATTTGCTCTCTAATTCCAGAACCAGCTTTAATCTCAATATTAGAATTTCCTTTGTTTAAGAATCTTCCATTTTCATCTCTGTTTGTTCTACCAAACATAAGAGTTCTAGCTTTAATACGAGAAAGTGATTTCTCAAATTGCCAGTATACCTCTTGCATCCATGTAACAGATTTATGTACTTTACCTGAGTTTGGATCTCTGGTTTCAATACCAGCGAAATAAACAGGTTTTACTTTTACATCAATCATAGCACCTGAAACTTTATGTTCCATTCTTAATGTAGAAACAGAGTTTCTCATCAAATAAGGTGAAGTGAATTGAATATCAGCACCACGAGTAGACAGTTCGTCTTCAACGTATGCAGATTCTATACTAAATCTATTTCCTGCAAGTAATTCATCACCTGGTACTCCAGCTAATGTTTCTTGTCCACCAAATATTTCTGCTTGATACACAAAATTACCACTTTCTTCTTCCCCATCAGATATCAATCTAAATTGATAAATATCAGGTCGAGCTCCAACGATAACGTGTACTTGACTAAAATATTGTTCACCAAATACTAATTCGATGCGTGTTCTTGCAGCACCAATACCAGTGTCACTATCTAGCACTACAGCTCCATTATAACGTGCTTCCACTAAAGGAATATTACGTTCATCACTCCCTACTACTTTCCATACAAAATCATCAGAAGTTTCTAGAACTTTCTCAGGAAAAAGTGAGAGAGTAGTGTCTAGGTTTTTCATTCCAGAATTTTGTAAAAGTACAGTTGTAAGGGGTGATACTAATTGTGGCTGTGAACCAAAAATTGCACCAATGTGATTCTTTAGTGTTAGGCCTGACCAACTTTTTCCACGGGTCATCACGAATTTACTTAAACTCATCTTTTAAACTTTTTTAATTAATTAATTTTTATTTATTTACTTATTTACTTATTTTTTAAAATACAATTTCAGAACCTATACCACCATAACTATCTGGATCACTTAAAAAAGCTGGAGTTCCAGACCCTTCAAACTTAGTTTTTCTTAATTGTTTCTCTAACTTACTTACTGCAGAGCTTTCTGACTTACTTGTAATCTTAGAGAAATCTGAAAAACCTTTCGTCATCTCATATAGATAATATAACTTAGTATCAAAGTCAACAGGATTTGTTCTCCTATCTTTCATTAGTTGGTTTTCCATGATTCCATTCTCATTTTTTCCAACAACCTTGGTAATACTATTGTATATCTTATCCTGTATTGTTTTGTTTAATTTTACACCTTTAATTATCTCAGCAGTATTATAGATAGAATTTTTTAAATCATTATCAATCTTTTCTTGTTCTGCAACCTGAGCCTGTTGGTTAGCTTGCCTTTCAACTGTTAATTTATCTAATCTCTTACCTTCAATAACTCTTAAACTATCTAAAGACTCTTTAGCATCTTCTAAAAGAACGTCTTCACCAGCATCAATTGATTTTTTCAAAAGTCTCATTGCTCTTGATTCATCAATACCTTGTCCAATGTAATCTTGGTATATAATTTTTTTACTTAATTCAATATCTGAGGACAGTGATTCATCATCTATTCCATCTAATGTATTAACATTATCTTGATATTGTTGATACTCAGATAGACTTATTCCTTTCTCTAAGGCGTCCCATCCTTGCTCTCCTATTTTATCAATCAAATTTTGTCTAACTTGACCATCAATTTCAGATTTAAATGCTTCTGATAATTCTTCAGCATTTGTTATTTTTTTATCTCCAAGAAGATCTAGAGAGGGCAACAAACCTTGCTCACTAAGAACTGATGCAAAGGAAGAATAAATGTTGGGAGAACTATCTTCATCAGTGGCTTCTTCACCCTCTTCTGTTTGATCTTCGTCCTCAACTACTTCCTCTGGATTTCCATCCTCATCGAGCTTTTCTGTTTCTGTTTCTTCAGGCTCACCTTCTTCTTCTATAGGATTACCTTCTAAGTTTTCTTCTTCTTCTCCAATAGACTCTTCATAATCTATTTCATCTGGATTATAGTTAATTTCAAAGTCATCTGCACTATCAAATAAACCCATTCCAAGTGTGTTATCATTTCCTTCCATAATATATTATTCTCCCGTTAATTTACAAATATAATCTTTTTTGTGACAAAAGTCAACATAATTATTTATAATTATTTTATATAGTCTATTTACTAATAGCTATTTTATACTGACTTCTTTTGTCTAGATACACTAATTTTCTTATCCTCACGTTTCATTTTATCAGAATGTTTCTTCATATCATCATCCAATGCACGCATTTTAAGTAAGTGATCCTTCTTAGCTTTATCTCTATCAAGATCTAGCTTATCCTCTTGAATACCATCATCTTCTGGCTCTTCAATCTCATTAGAAGAATCAATACCTAGTTCTGCAATATAACGTTTAGTATCATCATCTCTAATATTTTTTTCTTCTTCTATTCTAACTTTATTAAATTCTAATTCCTTAGCATCTTGTTGAGCTTGTTGAGCTAACTTATTATTATCATCAGCAGCTTTAGAATTCCTTGTATTTAATTTCTCTTCAGCTATCTCAAGTTTTCTTCTCATATCAGATAGACTAGGACTAAAGTAAATATCCATAACACTAGACATACTACCACCATTTTGTAGAAATGCTTGAGCATATTGTTTAAGTGCTTGTTCTAATTCTAATGCTTTAGATGAACTAGTACAAACCATACCATAATCTGCTTCAGCGAAATCTTCACCATCGATATTAAGCATCTCTATGGTCTGATCATCTAATATGTACTGTACCTTCTTATTATTTCCTTTAAGTGCAACCTTGGCTGTCTCTAGGAACGCAGTGAGTACTCTAAGCTTAACCTTCTCGTGTGTATTAAACCAGAACTCTGTAATATGAGAGGATTGGTTGACTGATCGTTCTACTCCACCTACAGTTTCATTACTAGAAATCTGTCCTTGTCTTTGAGCAGATACACCAGCAATTTCACCCATTTCCATTTTAATGAATTCTAATAGTTGAATATGTTGTTGTATATAACTACCAGTTTCCATATCAATAGCTCTACCACCTTGTGTGTTGAAACTACCTGCAAGTTTACCAGTTGCTGCTCCTTGATTACCTTCTTTAAAGGAATCAATTACTGCTATCTTATTAACTACTGCAAAATGCAACCATTTATCTATTTCCCAATTCTCTGGTACTTTAGCTAAATCTAATTCAAATATCTTACCATAGTTAGTAGCAATAGCTTTATTCAATCTATCAAATAAAACATCGTATAAATATTGATAGTTTTTACATCTATCTAATAATGATACTGCTTTACCTTGGTTAGTATTATATACTTGCCCTATAATACCAGGATGACAATATGATGGATTATTAACTTTATTAAACTGTACTGGCCTTGGTCGCATATTTACATAAACATCCTTACCTATCTTAGTACCTTCCCACCATTCATTAACCCATAAATCTTTAGACTCTTCTCCAGTATTCTTATCTAGTATATATTCTTCAGATCTTATCTTATAATCTTCTTCTCCATATTCAGTATAGTATTTAACTTTCTTAACCTTTTTTAAAGACCTCCAGTAAACACGTAATACTCTAACATTACCATTCTCATCTGTAAAATCAGAACTAAATTGGTGACCATTAATCTCTGCTATATTAAATACAGCATCCATTCCACCTAATAAACTATCACTACTATCTCTAAGTAAAGTATGATTGTTATCATCATCAGAATAACTGCCTCTAGATGATACAGTTGTATACTCTAATATATGATCTATATCTTCAGGTTTT